ACAATAAATGATGAAAAGACAGAGTGGAGTAATATATATAATGGAGTAATAGAATCAGAAGGTATATTCAGTGCAAATAAGATAAACTATATATTTTTATCAGTAAACGACTTTGTAAATAATTCAAAAGAAAATGTAATAAGTGCGTTTGGTAATAGGAGTCATATTAACAAGGATTTAATAGGACGTATTACGATTAAATATGGATCATTTTATGTAAATGTAGATGCTGGAGATGATATATTCAGACAACGTCAATATAATGGTCCAGTAAATATAGACAAGTTACAAGTTAAATTAATTGATAAATATGGTAATTTATTAAACTTGAATAAAAGTGATTTCTCATTTATATTAGAGTTTGTTCAAACAAGATAAAATATGTATATATTGTATGAAATACGATCAAACACCAAGCAAACAAGGAGTACACTTAGGAATAACAGTAAATACAAGTGGAAGTGGTTCATCATCTACAGATTTAACAAGAATAAAAGAAACATTTACATCATTTAATAATACATTAGAAACAATAATAGACGAATATGTAAACAATAATTTAGACACTATCAATAACAATACAAATATATCAAAATTAAGTAACATGTCGTATTTATTAGAACAATATAAGACACCGTATAGGGATTTAGATGGAACAATGAAAGTAATAGATTTGATGCAAGATATTATTCAAGGAGTAGTAAATACATTACAGTTACATACCACACAAGAGCAATCAGAAACGACAATATCAATATTACAAGATGAAAATAATACATACAAGTATTTATTAGAAAACGAAGATGCATTAAATGCCTATTTAAACCAGCAAAAAGCAGCCTATTCAATTATTCCATCACAGTCATTTAATGCAATGTCTGCCACATTGAAACCGGAATATGAAATATATATATTAATGTATGGATTTCCACCGAATGCAATATTCGATACTACAAAACTTCAAACAATTATTGTGGATATTAATAGAGGAAAATATAAAACATATTTTAATAGTAAAAAGTAGTTTCATTTTTATCTAATTTTTAAATAACAATGGAACAAAAAAATCAGACATTTAACAATAATTGGAAAGAACAATATGGAGATATACAAACAGATTATAAGTTAATAAACATAATGTTAGACATGTTTCCTAGTGAGATATTTTCAAATAAGAATAATAAATTGTTAGATCCTTGTTGTTGTTATGAATATTTTCATGATAAATTATATGAAAAGTTATTCACAAATATAAAAGAAATAGATGATAAAGACAAACACAATCATATAATTGAAAAAATGTTATATTTCAAAGAAATTAATACGTATTATGAAGACAAAGTAAAGATTAAGTTTGGAGAATATATAAATTATGAAAAAGTTGATTTTCTCTCATTAACTGAAAAAAAAGATTTTTATGAAATTATTTTGGGAAACCCCCCCTATAATTCAAATGGTTTGAAAAAAGTTCCAACAAATAAAACGAGAGAAAAAGAGAAAGATGGAAATACTATATACAATGATTTTATAAGGAAAAGCATATCAATGTTAAAACAAGAAGGATATTTGTGTTTTATTACACCATGTATCTGGTTAAAAGAAGATAAGTCAGGAATGTATAATTATTTGTTACAAAATGACAATATACAAATAGAAAAGATGCGATGTATGAACAATACGGAAACCAATAAGTATTTTCGTGGAGAAGCACAAACACCGACGGTGATGTTTTTGTTGAAAAAGTCAATAAATACCCAAAAGTTGTATATATATGACAAAATGACTCAAAAGTATGAATATTTTGAATTATTAAAAAATTATCCAGTACCTACATTTGCATCAACAATAGTAAATCATATGTTACAGTATGTGAAAAAATATGGTTCATTATATGATTATGTAATAAAAACGTCAATGCCTACAAAGAAGGCGTTAATTATAGATAAGTATAGTGAAGAATGTAAATATATAAATATAAAGACATGTCAAATCTATTTTGATAATAATCCCCAATTAATATTTAATTATTCTAACATTCCACTAGCATATAGTAATGAAGAAAAAATAGTTTTGGCGCATAAAATGTATGGATTTGCGTATTATGATGTGAAAGGAAGTTATGGTATAAGTAATAGAGATAATTATGTTATATTAAAGCAAGAAGGAATAGAATTAAGTAAATTATTTTCATTTTTGTCATCATATTTCGTAATATTTTTATTAGAAACATGTAAATATAGAATGAAATGTTTAGAAAAGCATGTGTTTCATTATATACCGAATATATGTAATATGGAATCATTTTCGGATAAAATAGGTGATGATGAAGATGAAATATATAAAATATTTGGATTGTTGGATAGAAAGGATTATATAAATAATTATTTTAAAAAAAAATATAAATTATATGGGAAGAATAATACAACAATAGTATCTAGAAATCTAGAAAATAATAAAATTGATAACAAAATAGAAAGATGAGAGAAAAAATAAAATGGAATATTTAAGTGTAACACGATTTAATAATGAAACATTTAAACAATATCGTAACTTTCATGAAAAAAACAATATACTAGGTTGTGTATATAATGTACCACGACTAATAAACTCAAAAGGATTACGACCTAATCAGGTAATGTATGTATTAGAAATGAACAATAGTGAAAATAAAATAATGGGAATAGGAAGAATACGAAATTTGATGAAAGATTGTAGATCAAAAGCGTATAAAATATATGATGATTATAATTATAATCGTTATACGTATATGGGAACAAAAAGATTAAAAATAGAACAATTAGATGATGAAGATCAACGTATAATACGAGACTTGGAAGATTATTGTTTTAAAGGTAAAGGACATTTAAAGCGAGGTGCAGGAATACAATTAGCTCCATATAAAGAATGGATAAAAAAAGGTTGTATATTAGACAATATTAATTACTTTAAAGAATTATTTAAAAAATATGATTAAATAATATACACTATGGATTTAGATATTAATAATTATAATGAGAGTGATTTATTAAAATTATTAGATATAGAAATAGATGAAGATACAACAATAGATGACATAAAAGAGACATGTGATATGTATATAGATAATTATGAACAACAAGCAAATGATGAATTATATAATTTTTTTATGGAAGTTAAGACAAAAGTATTAACGTATGTAGAAAATATATTTGTTAGAGATGGATCACTAGAAGCATTAATTGCACAAGATGACGGATTAGTTGTACAAGATGAAGAACTTGATGAAGAAGATATAGAACAAGAAGAAGAAGAAGTGTTTGATGAAGACGAACAAGCAGAATTAATAAACGATAATAAAGGGACAATAGAGCGAAACCAAATAGACACAAAGGATGCACAACGTAAGAACGATGCATCAGTAATACAAGGTGTATTAAATCCTAATTTAAAAAATACAATACAACGAATAATAAATATTGATTCACAATATCGTCAATCACCACTTGAATCACCATCTACAGATTTCATTGTAGATTTATCAGAACCACTAGTAGATGTTATATCGTTACGATTATTTTCATTTCAGTTACCGTTTACGTGGTATGTTTTTTCACATGATTATGGCACAGATATATTTTGGATAAATGATAATCCGTATGTAATAGAAGAGGGCAATTATGTAGCAGAAGAATTAGTAACTGAATTAAACAGTATAATGAGTGAAAACAATATAGAGTTATTATTTACGTATAAGTCAAGATCTAATAAAATTATAATGACAAATAATACAACAGATGTATTGAAAGTAGATTTTTTTAGAGAAGATTATGCACGTGATTTATGTATAAAGAGTAATATAAAGAAAAATAACAATTTGGGATATTTATCAGGTTTTAGAAAAGAGAGTTATACATTAGAAGCAGGAATTGAGCAAAAATCAGAAGCAGCAGCAGAAACATATGGTACAAAATATGTGATGATACATATGGATGATTATAATCAAAATCACATAAATAGTGGAATAATACATGTGACAGATAGGCAAAATACACGTCTTGAATTACCATCGTATTATGATAATGACATACCTAGACTAGCTAATTGTGAAATAGGACAACAAGAACCAAGACGTTTTACACAAAATCAATTATATTCAATAAATGAGCGAATAAAGAATAATAAGAATATTAAGAATAATGAATTAGGAGCACCATCAACACCAGATATACTAGGAATAATACCTATAAAGAGAGGTGGTTTTGCGGTAGGAGATTTATTTATAGAGTTTGGTGGTTCACTACAAACAAATGAACGAACGTATTTTGGTCCTGTAGCAATAAGTAGAATACACATAAAATTATTAGATGATAAAGGTAATGTAATAAACTTAAATGATTGTAATTGGTCATTTTCATTAATATGTCAAGCATTATATCAATATTAGAAATATTTTGCTTTTTTCATAATAAATATTACAAGGAATAGACCATAAAAGTTTTTAGAGAAAATATCCAAGAAATTATAAAAGGTGTTTTTAATAACGTATGGGAATAAGAAAGCGATACCATAAATAAACCAAATAATAAACATTGAATAGAAAAGAATCTTATTTATTAAAATATTATCAACGAAATGTGCATAAATAGTATAAAAAGAATATAAAAGACCGAAAGTTCCAAATATAAAACCGTTTGTACGGGATATTTTTTTAATTTCGGCCAAAAATCCGAATAATAACATAAAAAAGTTGGCAACAATTATTTTTACAATAGGAGTCAAATGTTCTTTAATGACCGATTTAACAGTTACAATAGTTTCATCATTCACATTGTTAACAGAAGATAAGTATTTCATAAATAAAACGGTAGTAATTAACATAATAGGAGTAGATAAAAACCAGTCGAAATAACGAGTGTATGTGACTTCGTATGCTAAATGTTTTAATTGTAGAACGAGCCAAATATAAAAAGATAATTCAATAAATTGAACAACAGTTTCCATAATTAAAATGTCAGTTAAAATAGCATTTTTGTCAGATAAAGGAATAAAGATACCATAAATACCAATAATACCTATTATAATTTGAATAATTAATGAAAAAAAAGCGGTTTTTAAAATATAATTATTATTAAGCATATAATTAATAATTATATATAAAAAAAAATACAAAAAGACCATAATAATAATATTAAACAAGATGTATAAAATAGGTATATTAATTCCAGTAATTTCCAATGGTCGTAATTGGAGTAATATAAAAGAGTCTTACTTATATATTTACACTATAAGATCATTTTTAGCGACATATGATAAGGAACATGAATATATATTTTATATAGGAACGGATAAAGACGACAAAATATATAATACAGAAGAATCGATTACGTTTTTCAAGCGATTAATGAGTGTTATGAAGAATGTATCTATTCAATTTCATACACTACCTGAAACAATAAGAAGAGGACATTTAACATGCATGTGGAATGTATTATTTAACATATCTTATGATGACAATTGTGATTATTATTATCAATGTGGTGATGATATAGATTTTACAACAAAGGGCTGGGTAAATGCGTGTATAGAAAAATTAAGAAATAATAATAATATTGGAATGACTGGACCAATAAATAATAATAGTCGTATATTGACACAATCATTTGTTTCTAGTGAACATTACAAGATATTTGGCTATTATTTTCCAGAAGAAATAATTAATTGGTATTGTGATGATTGGATAAATATAGTATATAATTCAAACAAACAGTTTTATCCATTAAGAGACTATATAAGTTTAAATAAGGGAGGTAAGGAACGATATAATATTGAACACAATGTATCATATTATAATGAGATTATATCACGGGATGTAGAAAAATTAAAAAATTATAATAAAGTTAAAAAGGTTAAATACATAAGAGAAAAATAATATACATGATAACATACATAATACAAAATGCATTATATATACCATTTTTAATATATATTTTAAAAGATAAATACGATGTGTTTTTGTTAACAATATTAGGATTAAAATTGTATAAAACAAATTATTATATATGTTTTGGAAAATATTACCCAGAATATAGTTATCCTATAATGAAATCAATAGTACATTTAACTGATACAGGATTTATAGCATCTGCGATGTATTACATTAATCCAAATACGATAGCATTAGCATATAATGTACACGGAATAATAACAATAATGTACTGGATAATAGTATTAAGTGTGGATAGTTCAACAATAGATACGGATTCATTAGTAATAAAAGAAGTGAATAAAATATATGAATATATTTACATAAAATTAAACCATGGTCTTGTGTTTTTATGGTTAACATTCAGATTGTATTCACATAATGAATGTAGTAATTATTTCACATATGATAATTTAATAAATACATATATATGGGTATATGGATGGGTTATATTTATATATATACCCTGGAGATTACTAACAGGTGATGTGGTTTATAATCTATTTAGCAATAGAACACCACTAAAACAACAGTTATTAGCAGTTGTAGTAACAAATATATTAATATATGTATTAAATATTTCAGGAAGAGTAATAGAGAGTAATGTGTGCGGATTAATAAATTAAGATAAAATCATGTAATGTATCATGTAAATATACATAAAGATATGTATATGTACTATACTACAATGTACACTCTAATTATTTATACAAGTTTTTTATTTATAACAATTTCTAATATAAGTCTAGTATCATCTTCATCATGTAGTGTTTATACATGTCCCAATGTGTGGGATGGTCAATGTGGTGCTTTTAAAAAGGAAACAAGTAAATGGTGTGATTATGACTATGATGATGAGTATGATGGTAGGATATGTTGTGCAGATGATTTCAGTGAATGCTGTGAAGATGACCCAGTAGCAATAGGTTGTACTATTGGTGCAGCAGTCGCATTTCTAATTTTTTCATTTTGGTATTGTAGAAGACGACGCGATAACACGAATGATGAGGAACCAAATTGTTGTTTTAAGTTTTTTTGCCCTACTTGCGCTGTTCTTAGTTATCAAGGATGTGAAAGTAAAAGTGATTTTTGTATGTCTTGTTTATTTGGTTGGTTTTTTACTATTTGTTGTTGGCAACCTAAACAAGTAGTAGTTGAAAATACAGATAATATTGAATGTGTCAATGTCTCTAGAGATAATAATCAAAAAATCATAAATAATTTTTAATATATTTCAAATATTTTTATATCATCATGTTTCTATGTTCATAGCATTTTTCATAGCATCATGTTTTTTCTTACAACTGTTTTGATGAGTAATAAGTGCTTTACTATTTTTTGCTTGATATTGTTTACAAATACTGCATAAAAGGTCATTTTCGATAGGTTTATTTGAGAAAATACGATTAAGTTCTCTTTCAAGGTGGCTAAGGTCAAGGTCATCAATTTGTTGTTTCATAAGGGTCATAGAATCGATAATAGATTGACGTAATTTACGTTTTTTTTCAGAAAATGAAAAGAATTCTTGATTAATATTTTGTAAAACGTTATAATCCAAAACTACATTTGAATTAGAATCATTGTCATCAGAAAGCATTTTAAGTTTTTCAGCGATCATATCAACAATTTGAATAGCACTACGAATAAGATTAAAATCATAGTTAACATTATGTAAAAAGATAGTTACGTAGTTATGATGTATATTTATTTCAAAATGTTCTCGTTTAGATATACCAGAAGTTTGTGATAAGAAAATACCATGTTGTTTTTGCATTTCAATATCATTTAAGAACTTAGTAACTTCTTTTTCAGGAGTGTTGGTTTCATATTCTTTATTTTCAAACATAATAACATCTTTATTTTGTCTATCTAACCAAATATCGCAGCAATGAGATTCTTTATTTTTACGAAGAATATTAGAACTAGGGAACATATTGTTAAGAATAGTTTCCAAATTATTTTCACCTCCTTGACCTTTACGTGTGGAGTTTTTATATTTATTTGCTTGTGTTTGTGTAATATTTAATATTTCATCAACAGTTTTGGAGTTATTTGTTTGATTGTTAGTAATATTAGATAGTTGTTCATTAAAACGACTTTCACCGTCACGAATAAAAGATTGAATATTTTGTTGTAAAGTATTAATTAAAAGTTGATATTTTGTTTCAAAGTTTGATAAAAAAGAAGTATTATTATCAGGGTTAATGTTACTAATATCATTTTTAATATCATTTTTGAAAGAATCGATACATAATTTCAAAGAATCATGATGTTTAGGCATTAAATTAGAAATATAAAGAGAAAGTTTATCATTTAAACTAGATATTTGATTATTTATCAAGAATTCTATTTTATCTTTTTGTGTAGAAGAGTTGGTTTCGATAGAATGGTTAAGTTGACTAAAAAAAGATTCATCCTTTTGTTTTGAAAAGTGGTCGATTTTGTTAGAAATATCATCAACAATAGATGATTGAATATTATGTAGTTGGTTTAATATTTTTGTAGCGATGGTTTCATCATTTAAAGAGTTTTTATCAAAAACAGATTCCAAAAGGTCAACAACATGTAAGTTAATAGTATTAAAATCAAGTAAAGGATTTTTTTCATAAAAACTTAAAATACGTGAATTAGTAATTGTCAAAGACATAAATAATAAATAGATATTGCTTTAAATAATTAAAATCGTAAAGATAAAAAAGGATTATATATTATGACGTATGATGAAGAAAATAGTAATGAAATAATGGAAGAGGTAGATTTAAATGAAGAGAATAGTAATTTAATAGTAAATATAGAAATGGGAACGTTAAATCCAATAAATGACCTTACAACAAAACAAGAAGAGAAGGGAGTCTTAGTAAATATAGAAGCAAACAATTATGTAGAGTACATTATTAGACTTTTTATTCACATATTGTTACATTTAACATTATTATCAATATTAGAGTCCATATTTTATTTTTATTACGTATTAACGATGGAAACAGAATTATTATATGAAGAATTAGCCAAAGTATTAGATATAGATTTGATATATCCCAAAATAGGTCATTTAAATGAAATAAGTGCGGGGGATTATATAGAACATGGAGAATTAAACGATTTTTTTGCGGAATTAAAAGAAGTATCAAATGAAGAAAAGAATGAAAGGAATGATTTAAAGGAGAAATTACAAGAAAAGACGTATCATTTTTCAATAATAACATGTTCAGTATTAGTTGCAGTAACTTCTCTCTATAAGTATTTTTACAGAAGAAAATACATTTTAATGAGTATAATGTTTGAACATATGTTTTTAATGATTTGTATAGGGGCATATGAATATTGGTTTTTCAATAATATAATAATAAAATATAGTCCGTGGGCAGAAAACATGGTGCTTTATAATTTTATTCAATGTTATTGGTTAAATATGGTAGAAATATATCCAAATATTAATTTTTTGTATACAGGTAATAATACAATGGAGTGTAATATATAAATAAAATAAGAAATATATATATGTTACCAGATGAACTAGTAAAATATATATTAAGCTTTATAAATGTAGAAACATTAAAAAAATTAGAACTTTTTAAGAAATATGGAAAAGATGTGTTACAAATACGATTTCCTGATAAAAAAAGGTCAATATTACATGGAACTTATCAAAATATACAACAATTGTGTTTTACATGTGAAAATCCTTTAAATAATTGCTATATTTTAACATTATGTCCAAATTGTAACATATATTCGAAAGAAATATACAATACACC